AGGCAAGAATCTATTGTCCGTTTTTAAGGACTTTACAGGATAATCAATTTAATGTACAATTACATAAAGACAATTTAAAAATATCAAAAGAAAATTTTAAAAAATATTATATTTTAAACTGGAAAAAAAGACCAAGGCTTGATCAAAATTAAACAGAAAGCATAAAATGAACCTAGTTGAAAAAGCAGTAAATAATGGTGGTAAGTTAGTACCTTTAACTATATCTAAAGGTTTAACTAACGGGACGGGATTAATGAATCCTGCTGTTTTTGTAAATGAAAACAATGAAGTCTTAGTAAATCTAAGGCATGTAAATTACACCTTATATCATTCTGAGCATAATCAAAAATTTCTTAGCCCTTGGGGACCTTTAGCATATTTGCATCCAGAAAAAGATCAAAAGCTTAAAACAACAAATTATTTTATGCGTTTAAATGAAGATCTTTCGGTTAAAGATTGCTGCCTTATTGATACCAGCAAGTTAGATGTAGCTCCAAAATGGGAATTTTATGGATTAGAAGATGCCCGATTAGTTAAATGGGAAAACAAATATTATATTAGCGGGGTAAGAAGAGATACTACAGATAATGGTCAAGGTAGAATGGAATTATCTGAAATTGAAATTGATTGGGATAATTGGTCTGCCAAAGAAATCTCAAGACTTAGAATACCAGCACCAGGTCAAGATAATTCATATTGTGAAAAAAATTGGATGCCAATTCTTGATAAACCATATCATTATGTTAAATGGACATCTCCAACAGAAGTAGTAAAAACTTATCCAGATCTTCCACCAAGAACAGACGTTGTTTCTTGGCAAGGATCAGATTTGCCTTTAACTCCAGATCAAAGAGGCGGTTCACACGTAGTTAAATGGGGAGAACATTATATTGCAATTACTCATGAAGTTAATCTTTATAAAAATTATTTAAAACAAAAAGATGGAGTATATCGTCATCGTTTATGTGTTTGGGATAAAAATTTTAAGTTAATTGGTATTAGTAAAGAGCATTTTTCATTTTTAGATGCTAAAATTGAATTTGTGGCAGGAGCAGCAATTTATAATGGTGATCTTTTAATATCTTTTGGTTTTCAAGATAATGCAGCTTTTATATTAAAAACACCAGGTAAAATTATAGATGATATGGTATTGGAGGCACTAAATGAAAACAATTGAAAAATTAATTGAATCAGCATCTCATGAAATGTTTAATCCAATTATTAATTTTGAAATTGCAAAAAAATATCATGAAATAGGCCAAACAGCTTCAGCAACATCATTTTATTTAAGATGTGCTGAATATGGTCACGATACAAACCCTTTATATGTTTACACTTCATTGATTAAAATAGCAGAATGTCTTTCTGATCAAACAGGAAGGGAAAATACAGTAAAAAATTGTTTTTTGCAAGCAATTCAATATTTGCCAAAAAGACCAGAAGCTTACTTTTTTCTATCTAGATATTATGAGCAAAGAGGTGCTTGGCAAGAAGCATACACTTTTGCACAAGTTGGATTAACTTATGTAGATTTTAACGAACCTTTACCAACAAAAACAGACTACCTTGGAGAATTTGTTTTATTGTTTGAAAAAGCAGTCGCGGGATGGTGGATAGGAAGATTAGAAGAATCAATATCCTTATTTAGTGATCTTTTAGAACTAGACATTCCAGACAATTATCGTAAATCAATTGAATATAATTTGGGTAAAATACAACCAAACAACGACTCTCAAGGATAAAATAAATGCATTTTTTAGTTATTTTGGTATACTTATAGCATATGAGCCTACAAACCACAAAGGGTTTTCCATACCCACAATATAGCGATACTCCAGATGTGCCAAGAGACATTTACGCACTGGCGTACCAGCTGGATACTTATTTAACATCAAATTCTGGTTCTCAAGGAACAACAGGGTCAGCAGGCACACAAGGAACACAAGGTTTACAAGGATTAATTGGATCACAGGGCACCAACGGTTCTGGTTCACAAGGAACGCAAGGGTCTACAGGTTCTCAAGGTTTGCAAGGAGCACAAGGTTTTCAAGGTATTACAGGAAACCAAGGAACAGTAGGTACTGGAATAACAATTTTAGGAAAATACAATTCTTTATCTGATTTACAAACAGCTCACCCAACAGGAACATCTGGTCAAGCATATTTGGTAGGAACAAATTTATATATTTGGGATTCAGTAAATAATGTTTGGTCAAATGCTGGATCAATTACTGGCGTACAAGGATTAACAGGACCTCAAGGTTTACAGGGCATACAAGGTATTCAAGGAACTCAAGGAGTTGTTGGAAATCAAGGAACTCTAGGTCAAAATGGTGCACAAGGAATTCAAGGTCAGCAAGGAATTACTGGAACACAAGGCGCACAAGGCATTCAGGGAATTCAAGGAGCATCTGTTCAAGGAGTTCAAGGCACAACTGGAGCGCAAGGAATTTCTGGCATACAAGGTGGAACTGCAGCACAAGGTATTCAGGGCTTACAAGGAACACAAGGCACAATTGGATCACAAGGAAGTATTGGTTCACAAGGATTACAAGGTATACAAGGAATACAAGGTCATTACGGCAACCAAGGCACAAATGGTCAACAAGGAATTCAAGGTATTCAAGGCTTACAAGGAACACAAGGAATTTCCGTTCAAGGAATTCAAGGATCAACTGGAGCACAAGGAGCTGGTTCTACTCCTGATTATACACTTATCGCTGTTGCAAATTTTCTATCTAATAACGCATCAACATATACATTTACAGGTTTAAGTGGTTATAATAAATATATGTTGGTTGCTGGAGCACTTTATTCTGGAAATGCTGGTCAAATGAATATAACAATTAATGGTGATACAGGAGGAAATTATTATTATGCTCTTGCAGCACCAGCAATAAATCAAGGTCAAAGTGGTTATATTATAGGTGCTCCAAATGATTATGGAACAGTTGGTTGGTCAAATATTAATGCTTTTTTAACCGATCAAGGTTCTCAAAAAGGAATGACTCTATACATTGATGGCGCAAATGGTTCAAATAAAAAAATGATTTGGGGATTTCAATATGGATATAAATATGAATACCCAGTATATATACCAGCACTAGGATATTTTGCTGGGGCTTGGACAGGTAGTGCTGTATCATCAATAACAGTAAATAATAATGCAGTTTGGACAAATGGAAGTATTTATTTATATGGGAGCTTATAATGTCTGATGTAGTTGAACACAACGTATCTACTGGCGAAATCATAACTCGTGACTATACGCCAGAGGAAATTATTTTAAATAAATCTGTACAGGATGCTGCGGAGGCAATGGTTAAAAAAGATCCAGATCCTTCAGTAGTTGCTGCCTATCACTCCACTTTAGCAAAATTATCTGCCCTAGGATTAAATAATGATGAAATTGCAACTATTATGAGAATACCAAGTAATGCAATTTCTGATATTCAAAACTCATAAAAAATAAAATTTTTGCTTTTATATTTATAAAAATGGCAGTCTAATGTACATTTTTTGGCTTTTAACCGAATAGAATGGTATTATATCAATATGAAATCTGTAAAACCTATGAAAATTACTCCAGTAGACGAGGTTAATTGGGGACTTTATGCATGGCAAATGCCAGATGGCTCAATTGTTATGAATGAAGACGGAGCTTATTTAAGTATTCAATCTATAAAGGGCGATATTCGTCAAATTAAAAAACTTAAAACTCTTGCTCAACATTACGGATTAAATGAAGGAAAACCAATATTTTTTGCAGGTCACCGTCCAGTAACAGACGAAGAGCTAGAAGAGCAAAAGCAAAGATTAGATTTAGGATTGGTTCCAGATGTGCAAGATATGCCCGCAATGATGGAATACGTTAAAGAAATGAGGGAGATGAAGCTTGGCTAATTTAAAAATTGACGACAGTATTGATGAAGATGAGGGCGGTATTGCCGTAAAAATGGATGCACCAATCCATACAGTAGAACATGACTTTGATGACCCATTTAATGCAACATGGGAAAACATTAGAAAAGCAGAAGGTTTAAGTCCTAATTTTCGTCGCAATGCAACAAGATTAGAAAAATCATTTACTGGTGTTGGAGACGCAAAATCTAAAAAACTTGATCCACTTGATCTTACAGGATATTCTCTTTTTCAAATTGTTCAACCACCATACAATGTTTTGTATTTAGCACAACTTTATGATGTTTCTCCATATCATCACTCGGCGGTAAATGCTAAAGCAGCTAACGTTGTAGGTCTTGGATACAAATTTGAAAATACTTGGGCTACCACAGCTAAAATTGAAGAAGTTATGGATAATCCAAAAAGACTTGATAAATTGCGTTCAAGAATAGAAACTGCAAAAGAAGAATTAAGAGAGTATTTGGAATCACTTAACTCAGATGACTCATTTACAGAAACAATGAAAAAGATTTTTATTGATCTTGAATCAACAGGAAATGCTTACATGGAAGTTGGTCGTACAACTAATGGCAAAATTGGTTATATAGGTCATATTCCTACAACAACTATGAGAATTCGTCGTCACCGTGACGGCTTTGTTCAAGTTGTTTATAATCGCTACACATTCTTTAGAAATTTTGGAGACACGGAAACTCCAGATCAAATTGGTACAGATCCACAGCCAAACGAAGTAATTCATTTTAAGGTATTCACTCCTTCAAATACTTATTACGGTGTTCCAGATGTTTTGTCTGCAAAAAACGCAGTTGCTGGTGATGAATTTGCTCAAAGATTTAATTTAGATTACTTTGAAAATAAAGCTGTTCCACGCTATATTATTACAGTTAAGGGCGCAAAGCTTACTGCTGATTCAGAGCGTAAATTGCTTGAGTTTTTTCAAACTGGACTTAAAGGAAGAAACCATAGAACACTTTACATTCCTTTGCCATCAGATGGCGAACAAGGTCGTGTTGAGTTTAATATGGAGCCTATTGAAGCTGGAATTCAAGACTCTTCATTTAGAAACTATGCTGTAGAAAACAGAGATCGTATTCTTTTGTCTCATCGTGTTCCAGTATCAAAGCTTGGTATGCCAGTAGGTGTATCTTTGGCAAATGCAAAAGATGCTGATAAAACATTTAAAGAACAAGTTTGTCGTCCAAGACAAGAAGAACTTGAATTTAAAATTAATTTAATTATTAAAGAATTTACAGATGCGTTCAGACTGCAATTTAATGAACTTGCTCTTACTGATGAAGAAACTCAATCAAGAATTGATGATCGTTATCTTAAAGATCAAGTTATTACTCCAAATGAAGTTCGTGCACGTCGCGGTATGGCTCCTCTTGAAGGTGGAGATGATGTTTTAATTATTAATCCAAAAGTTGCACAAGATGCTGCATCTGATGCAAGTGGAAATAAAACAAGAAGTCAAAATCGTGTATTAAATGCCCCAGACAAAATGGGAACTGGACGTAACCCTAAAGGGGACGGAAGAACTCAGGATTAATAAATGGCTACAGCACTAGATGTTTTAAATGTTGCTCGTAGCCAAATAGGTTTTGTTGAAGGACCTATGAATGAAAACCCATATGGAATTTGGTATGGCATTCCTAATGCAAGTTATTGTGCAATTGGAGTTAGTTGGTGCTTTGCACAAGTTGGTTTATCACATTTAGTAGCAGCACAAACACCAAAAGGTTTTGCATATTGCCCAGCAGGACTAACCTGGTTTCAACGTCAAGGATTAGTTGTAAATAAATATCAAGCACAACCTGGAGACATAGTTTTTTTTAGTTGGGGTACTGGTGTTGCAGAACATGTTGAAATTGTTGAAGCAGCATCAGCAGATGGATTAACAACAATTGGATTTAATACTGGCGATCAAAATACAGGAGCAGCAGCAAATG